TCCGTTCTCGGATTTTCCTTGTCATACAACACCCTGCTGCCATCGTGAGATTGGATAATGGTGTAGTTATCATCTTCCAACAATCCGCATTTCACCATCACATCATCTATAGCCTCTAAATAGTTCGTTAAATCGCCTTTTCTTCTTGTAGGCAAAAAGAATAAGCATCTAACATTAACCGGCTCTCCGATTGGTTTTTGTGGCTTTGGAATAAACCACATGGCGTTTTTCTCATACTCTTTATATTGCCTACTTGGAATTACAAAAGGCTTTCCGGTTTTAGGATTTTTCACAATCTCTTGATGATTTTTCTTGGTGATAGGGGAGAGAGGTATAATAAATTCAATCCTCATATTTTTCCTCCAGCAACCTATATATTTCACATTTGTCAAAATGCTCATTGCAAAATATCTTACAGTGTAAGCACTTTTTATCTCCTGTAGTAAAGTTCAATGAAAAGGTGAAGTCATCCGTTATGCCCTCGCATGAAATTTTTCTCTTTCCACTTGAACGGAAGAACGGACACTTCACATCAACATCTTCATACATAGTAGGCATATATCCACCTCCTAATTAAACAAGCCGCTCTCAATAAGCCTTGTTACAATGCGTTTTATCATGATGGGTGGCACTGACATGCCACAAATATATTGAACATTGTGTCGAGTGCGATTTATAAAGTCATAGTCAGACGGGAATGTTTGTGCATTGATAATGTCTTCACAAGAAACACGGGTCTTTTCTGTTCCCCTGTACATTCCCCCACCACTTGCAACGGTTTGCATGACATTGTGTTCCCAACATATCCGTTCATTGAAAAACTTTTCTTTTTCACCTAAACGAACCAATGTGTCAGAAACTCTTTTGTCACACGGTTGAGCTTTTAACAACCATTTATACAAGATTGTGTCTGCACCCAATTTGTCCCCGGTGCCGTCTTTTATTTCACCATAGGTGATAGGTTCATAATTGAAGGACATGTCCAATTTATCTTTCAACATCAAAAACACCTTCTTCAATAAGTCTTTCAACAATTCTTTTTACCATGATTGGTGGAACGGACATTCCACAGACATAATTGCAAATATAAATAGTGTCTTTCCCAAAATCATAGTCAGACGGGAATGTTGATACTTTTATAATTTCTTTCCTTGTTACTCCTGTGTTTTCCCCAAATCTATAATAACTCGGTGCCTTTGCCCTCAATGTTGGGAACACTTTGTCTTTATATATAATTTTTTCATTAAAGAAACTGCGCTTGTTATATAACCTTTCACAAGATTCTGCCAAATCTGTCTCGCCATGTTTTGCATTGCTCAGTAATTCAAAAACCTTGCTTGATTTGTTTAAAGTTCTTCCCTTTTCACAGCAAATATCCCCAAATAAAACAGGCTCATAGTTAAACGCCATATTCAATTCATTTTGCAACATGTTTTTTCCACCCTTCATATATATCATTTCGTATGGCGATAAAAAACACCCTGTGTCTTGTTTGGGGAACGCCCATATATTCACCTTTTAACAACCAATGAGCAACCTGATACCCGGCATCATTAAGTTGTTTATAAATCTTCTGCACATAACCCCAAGCATTGCCTTTGATAAGTCCTTCCACGTTCTCCATAATTACGCATTTAGGCTTTAATTTTTTTACTGTATCAATAAACACAAAAGATAAGTCATCAAGAGTTTGCTCTGCTTGTCCCTCTCTGAACTTCTTCTTTTTACCCCAACTTTCCTCTCGGTCACCCGCCATTGAAAAGGTTGTGCAAGGGGGAGAACCATCGAGGATATCAAGGTTAAAGAGTTCTTCGGGCAGCTCCTCGTTTGGGATTTCATTAAACTTGCGAATATCCATAAGGAAATTATGTTTAGGATGGTGGTTTTTAACATAGATTTCGTTCATTTTAGGGTCTATCTCACAACATCCAACAACCTCACACCCTGCAAGTTTATAACCCATCGTTGAGCCACCACCACAAGCAAAACAAGAGAACACCTTGAGTCCATTCTTTTCTTTAGGGTAGTCATCAGCCATAGTCCATTTCCAATCGGTTGATTTAATGGGCTTGTATTGGTCACCATCAGGTATAAAGTCAAAAATACTTGTTTGTTCCATGCTTACCTCCTCTTAAAACGGAAGTTCCTCGTCTGTGACTTCTTCAAACTCCGCATCGTTGCCTCCTGTTGTTGTGGGAGGTGTAAAAGACGGTGCCGATTGTTTCTCGCCCTTTGACTCTGCAAACAAAGATTCATCAATCACTACCTCAAAGGCAGTTCGTTTGTTTCCGTTGCTATCCTCATATCTACGACTTGTGAGTGAGCCAACTACAGTAATAAGCTGACCTTTATCAAAAAATCTTGTGATGAATTCTGCTTGGTTGCGATAAGATACACAATTAAGGAAGTCTGTGGGGTATTCCCCCGACTTGTCCTTATAGTTTCGTTGCACAGCCAAAGAAAAAATTGCAACAGACACACCACTCGTTGTGGTTTTAAGTTCAGGCTTCGCAGTTAAGCGACCGGTAAGTATTATTTTATTGAGCATATTTTTTTTCTCCTAAATTATTGTGAATTTTTGCGTGTTCGGATTTTGATATAACTATCAGGTTATCAACGTTATTATCAGTTTTTATCCCGTTCTTGTGATGAACAATCTCATCAGACGAAAGATATCTTCCGAGTTTTGTTTCGACGATGATTCTATGTTCTAAAACATATCCCGTAGAATCCGCACGGGGATGTTCGGGTTTATAAACGAGGGTATATCCCCCTGAATGTTTCTTGGAATATAATCGCATATCGTCTGCGTTTTTCTTCCATATAGGAATCATTTTTTGCCTTGTTGATGTTGTCATCTTTTTGCCATAGACAGGACACAATTCTCCTTTTTTTCCAAGTCTTGGATGCACATGATTTTTCCACGTTCTTTTTGCAGATGCAGCCTTGCTCGGCACAAGGTAGCCAATGGCTTTTAGTTTATTGGACAGTGTGCAATGGTCAATACCTATGTATGACGCCACCATTCGTAAACTGTCCCCTCGGTTTAGTCTCTCAATAATCTCTGCTAGATAAGGGGTAATATCAAAGTGTTTTCCCACCGACATCAGCCCCCTTTTCAATGTAATATCTATGAAAGTATTTTTTTCTTCCGCTTTTGTTGGAAACTTCTCTTGTTGCACGAACATCAACACCGGAGTGCCTCAAAATATATATGGCTGCCGAAAGTCTTGTAATATCATATAGGTGGAATGCTTCAAGACTTGTGATGCTACCGTGCTTTTCCATGTGGTCTTGTACGATTTGAGTCTGAGTTCTATACATTTTCATTCCTCCGTTAAATAGTTCTTGCCAAACACCTTTATAAATTGTTCGGTGTCCCATCCGTAATGACTCATGGCCGCCGCCTGTCCTGTCCTTTTGAGCCATAAATCGAAATTTTTATCAAAATGCACACCTCGGTCAGACATATTGTGTAATTCAGGTGGTAGGAACACTACTAACCCATATTTGATTGAGTTCTGTCTGTTGCTACCATAGAACACTTCATGCCTATGTAGGTTTCCGTATCTCTCTGTGCTATAAATCTCGGATGGTGGCATGATGCATAATTCTTTTTTACTCATCTGTCCCACTCCTCAAGCAGCAACGACATCTCCTGTGGTGTCCTTACCTCTATACCCTGTTCTTTACACTCTTGCATTACACGGTCAATGAGTGTAGACATTTGCTTTGTGTCATAGGTGGATGAGCCATAATAGGTAATTACATTCGTATACCCATCGAGTTTTGAGTCACCGAGGATGTCACACACCCATCCGATGCCCTTTGATTGCCAATTTGTTATCCACTTGTCTACTGCTTCATTCTTGATTGGCACAATCTCGTAATTGTCACCGATGTCTTTTATGAGTTCCCGGTACACTGTTTCCTTTGGCATTTGCAATTTGTTTGCAAGTGAGCCACAGTACAACCAAAATAGAGCGTTTGCATCAAGGCTTCTTCTATTCTTTTGTTGTTTAAGGTCGGCGGAGTATTTTTTGCCATCCACCATCTCCTCACAAAATCCTTTTGCTTGTGGAAGGTCGGTCTTGAGCATAAGCCAAGCCCCATCCATATCCATAGTCCACTTGGCTTTATCAAATAAGAGCTTCATCAGGGAACACCCCTTTCTCCAAACACTCTGCAAGTCTTTTTAGCCTCGGTAAGAATACAAGATTAATCCAATCGCTGTTGTATTCCACATCAAATTCGTGTCTTCGGTCCGGGTCTATCGGTCTAAAGAAATTGTCATAGTCCTTTTCCTCAAGGCCATAAGCAATGATTTTTGCTCTCCTTATGCCTGATGCAAACATTTGTACGTTCACTTGCTGAATGTATTTTTTGGGCATTTTAAAGCCTTTTTCGTTCTTGAAGGTCTTACACTCATAGATGCAATCTTTCGTGTTTCCGTCAAGATTTACCCTCAATCGCAAGTCCTCAAGTATAATCTGTTTGTCAAACTCCATCAGAAGACCAAGGCTCTCAAGAATTTTATGCTCATAATGAGTACCGGCAAGTGTATATTTATTGTCAAAGTGGTCGGTATTGATGGAGAGTTTTTGCATCCACCATTTTTCCCAAGTCTTTGTTTTCCAATTGCCTATTATTTTGTCAACGTCTGAAGCTCCAAAGTAAAAGCCTCTGTCTTTACTTGTTATCACGATTCAACATCTCCAACAACTTTTTCTCGATACGGCTCAACTCTACAAAATACGAAAACTTTGATTTGAACACATCCTCATCCATGCCGAGTTCCTTGGCAACTTCACCAACGGAATATCCTTTTTTCATTAAAGAGGTTACTTCTGTTTCCATTCTCTCTTTAATTGCTTTGAGTGAGTGCTTGTACGGGTCATCCTCTTGCACCTGTTCTTCCATGTTCTTCAGCCACAAACCAAAACCTAAACCGGTACGCATTGCAACACCCTTAACAAAGGCTCTTGTTTGAGCGTTCCACACTCTCTGTTGTGACATCGAGTTATCTTTAACAGGATTGCTGCCATTCATAAGAGGATATTGAGCATCAAATTCAAGGTCATCAATGACAATATGTACTCTTACTTCATAGCATCTATTGGTAACATCGTTCTTGTCTGTAAACACTTGCTCTGACATAAAGAGGGAAGAACCATTGCTATTCACACAAGGCTCAAAGTAAACAACCTCTGCACCATTCTCATGCAAGAGTTCTTTGCACTTTGCCCAATTCAAATAATCGTTTCCGTCTCTCTGTTCCACATAAGGTGTAACATCGATTTTTCTCATCTCTGCATAAGGCTTAATCATTTTCGGTCACCTCTTCGTTATTATTTTCACAAACTGTCGCTCTTTTAATAGACATAGACAATGTAAACTTATTACCTTCTTTGTCTGTACCATCAATCGAGCAATAATTTTCATACATGTGGGCGCTTTCTACAGTTCCGATATCGTCACCAAACACCATCAAATCACGAAAAATTTCAAACAATCTCATTTACTTTTCCTCCTCAACTTTATATGCATATTTAAATGTAACTAAAGCATCTATTAATACGATTGCTATACCTTCAAGCCGTGTCATTTCTCCACGTGAGATTAAAATGCATACCGCAAATAATACGGCAAACCATAATCCAATCAACATACAAGCAACCATTTGCTTAATCTTCATTTTCATAATCCACCTCGTTTAATTTCTCTACAGTTAAGCCCTGCTTATATAGTTCCTTACCTCTCTTTTGGAGATTTCTTAAACCATATAAATATTGACGTCTTTTATATTTAATGCGTTCCTCGGCTCTTGCCAACTTCACGTATGGGTCTTTGCTCAATAAAGCAATTTCTTTTTCAACTTGCTCATCTGTTAGATGCTTTTTTCCTTTGTTCATTTCCGTATACCTCTTTATAAAATGTTACTAACGCTTTTTTGATTTCTTCCTCCCGGACCGTTCTCTCTGATGGAGTGAGGTTAGGGTGGTGGACTCTTACTATTGCTGCCATAATAATCTCCCTTTATTTGACAAATTCTAAAATAACTGTTAAACTATCTTTTGATGTGTTGTTTATGAGGTGTAGCTGCTTATAAGCAACTTAAACAAGAACGCAACCAAGACTCCGAGAAGAAAAGACAACAAAGATTTGATAATAAGATTTCGATAGCATCTCTTCTTATACAACTTATAACCTTCATACTCGGACTCATCGTAGAACATTACGTTGGTCTTGTTGAACTTCTCATAAAGATTTTTTCTTAATCCCTTTTTTGAGGGATTATTTTTTTTGTTCATTTTAAACCTCCTGATGTATTAAATACATCAAATTAAGCAAAAAAAATAGACTCTTTCTCTTTAAGGTTATTGATGTTTAACTCTTCGCAAAGAACATTAATATGCAATGTGTTAAACAATGCATCACCTTTGACGCAATTTGAAAAACCTTGTCGAGATAACCCACACTTCTTTGCAAGATAGCCTTTTTTCTTACCTGATGCGGCGATTTTCTCTTCTAAAAGTTTTCGGTTTGTCATTTTCTAACACCTCCTTTTTCAAGAGTGATGTATTAAATACATCACATGTATTGTAAAAGATTTGTTTATTTTTGTCAACCCTTTTTTGCAAAATTTCAAAAAAAGATTGCATTTAATACATCAAGGGTGTACAATTAAAGTGAAAGGAGGTACTGAAATGGGCATTGGAGATAAGATTAAACAAAGAAGAATGGAATTAGGTTGGTCACAAAGAGAGTTGGCCAGAAAAATGGGATATGTAGATAATTCTACACTTGCCCGAATAGAACAAGGGAAAGTAGATGTCTACCAAAATAAAATAAAGCAATTCAGCCAAGTTTTAGGCGTATCTATTGCTTACTTAATGGGATGGGAAGAAGAACAAAAAAAGAATGACATCCAAGCGGACATCATTCTTCGTATGCGTACTGACCCTGATTTTATGTCGGCGGTGGAAAAACTTTACAACCTTGATAAAGACAAGGTGCAAGGTATTAACCAAATGCTAAACACTCTTTTTAAGTAACTTGTGAATAAGGTCAAGAAGACTTATATCGGAACACTTTTCTAAAAGTTCGATAATATTGTTAATTAATTCTTCTTTAACTATTTCGTATTTCATTATAAGTTTCTCCTTTCCAGCCGGGGCAAACCTTAACACAGGCAATTGAATTTTATCAAAATATTGTGAATAAAAAAAGAAGTAAATTGTGGAATGTTTTGATTATGGCTTAATTTTAAACAAAATTTTACAAAAAAACAATGTTCAAATTTGATAATTTGGGCATCAAATTTATAAAAAGAAAGGAAAAATACAAGGTCAAATTTGATACTTTTTAGTATCAAATTAAGATGAAACCCTTTGTATATCGTTATTTTTAGGTGGTCAATATGGATGCAAGATTTGTATCAAATTATCTTACAAGATTAAAGGAAAAAAGCGGTTTAACCTATGAGGCTATTGCCGAAAAAAGCCAAAGGTCTGAATCAACCGTAAAAAATTTAATCACGGGCAAAACGGAAGACCCTCGGTTAGACACCGTTGCCCCGGTCATTTATGCCATGGGTGGCTCAATTGATGAAATGTATACCGGCAAAAGTAAAGATAAAATACAAGAAACCTCTATAGAATCAATCAAAGAAATGTATGAATATCAGCTTTCAGAAGTTACAAAAATGTGTGAAACGCATATCGAAAATATAAGAGCGCACTATGAACAACACCGCCAAGACTTCAAGGAAAATGTTGAAAAGCGATTTGCCGATAAAAGAGAAATCATTGCTCAGCAGGAAGAACATATCAAAACCCTTAAAAAAGAAAACCTTATGTCGAAAACCTTCACTATTATTTGTGTGGTTGTTCTTGTAGGTCTCTTAATAGCAGAGGTGATGAACCCAAATTTAGGTTGGTTAAGGTATTAAATTATACGTAGGTTTTGATTAATTAAGAAAGGTTTATGATTAAGTATGGATTTTTTGTGGAGTTTAATTGCTATTATTCCATTTGTTTGTATTTATATCTATAAAGAACGATATATACCCTATAAGTATGAACGAGATTTAACTGATAAGGTAAGATGGATTGTAATCCAATCGCTTTTTGGTTCTATCGGTAATCATAGAACATATAAAGAAGTTCGTGACAGAGAACTATTTAAATATATTGAAAGAGAACAGCACTATTTAAAACTTGAAAAGGAGTTTTGCATTGATTTCTCAAATGAAAAAGAAAAAGATTTTATTTGCAAAGTTTTAGAAATTCATAAGCAAAGTGTGGTTCAATCTTTTTTTTATAACTCTCTAACAAAAGACAAGAAATTTTTCAACCTTGATTTTTTAGAATATTATATGTATTCTTTACAACAATTTTTAAATGAGCGCCACGAAGAAAAATCTGATAATATAAATAAGATGATTTTGTATAGTTATCTTCATAAAGACGGGAGTTATACAACATACAAATTAACCGATTATGGACTAATATACGAGAAACTTCACTACATTACTACTTTCTTTTGCGTGAACAACAAAAATATTGAACCTTTATTTACTGACTCAAAACATACATTAAATGGTATTAAACAAGTTTTAGAAGAAGGAGAAATTGTATTTTGGTCTTATCGACCATAAGAAAGGAGATGTTATATGTACCGAGAAATGCCACACTTTCAACCTAATGA